AAGCGAGCGGAGGAAAACCGACGCCAGGCTGACATGCGAACAAAGGACGATGAACATGCACAAGCGATCATTCAGCGTGATGCTGATCTCTCTGCCGCTCGCACTGAGCTTGACCGGTTGCGCGTCGCGTTGCGCCAGCGAACCGCCCAGCCTGGCGGTTCAGCCGGTGCGCCCCCCCCGGATCCGGGCCGAACTGATGGCGCCGGAGTTGGCGACTTACTCGCGGAATGTGGAGCTTCAGTTGTCGGCCTGGCGGGAGAGGCTGACCGTCTCGCCGTGAAGCTGACGGGGCTGCAGGAGGCTGTGCGCGTCGGTTGCCCGGAGTGCATCCCCTAGCAAGCTCGTGGGTTACCACGATATCTTGATGCGTCTGTATGTCGAGTTGCGGGCCCCCGCAACCATCATTACAGACCCACCAGCGCTTGCAATCAGCAGGCGCTCGGTGGGTTCTGCAATTAGGGCGTACGTATCGCCTGTGGCCTCTTCTTCCAGGGGAATTTCCCCGAAGATGTCAGTCAGCGCGGTCCGCACCTTGTCGCTGTCGTTGGACCGCAGGACGCGGTTCAGGTCCATCAGCGAACGCTTTGCCCTGGCGACGACGTTGGCCACCGACAGCTCGGGTAGCGTGCTTTCCTGCATCGCGTCAAGCTCGCCTTGAATCCGGCTTTTGTCTGCTTCCAGCGCTTTCATCTTTGCACCAAGCGTGCTGTTGATCCCGACCGCCAAGATCGCGTCCATGACACGGGCCAACGCGGCTTCGGTCTGCTTCAGCTTCGTGGTGAGCGCATGCACGCCCCCTGGCCATTCGCGGGCCATGGCGTCAATCGCGATCTGAGCTTCGGCCTCAACTGATGTGATCACACCAGGGCTCAGCAGCTCATTGCGCACCTCTGTGAGCAGGCGTGCATCAAGTCGCGAGCGCAGGAACGTCGGCGTGTACGAGCACACTGCGGGCCCTGAATTGTTGTGCCGGCTACAGCCGTATCGCTCCGAGTTGATCGCAACCATGGGGCCTGAGCAACGTGGGCACCTCAACAGGCCGCCGAACATCGTGCGAGCCGGCTTGCCGACCGGACGTCTGGAAGTGGAGATCCGCCGCCTCGTCTTTGCCCACGTCTCGTCATCGATGATCCTCAAGCCCTCGTCTGCGCGGGTTACCCATTCAGACGTTGGGCGGTAGGACTTGATCCGCTTGCCTGTTTCCGGGTCTTTTGACCAGGCGGTCTTGTTCCAGATGACTTCGCCGATGTACGTGCGATTGCGCAGCATGCCGGTGCCCTTGGATTCGACCCCGACAAGCGCGCTGATGGCCCAAGACCCGCTGCGGGCGGTCGGGATGTTGCGCTCATTGAGATCGAAAACGATGGTTCGAAGGCCTTCGCCATCAGCGTAGCGGCGGAAGATCTCGCGCACGATCTCAGCCTCCTTCTCGTCAATGCGAAGGATGGGCCCGGCATCGGTCAGTGTTGACCGGTACCCGAAGGCCCGGCCACCGATGTGGGCACCACGCGCGTGGTTTCCGCACAGGCCCCGGTGGGTCTTCTCGCGGAGATCGTCCAGGTAGAGTTCATTCACCAGGCCACGGGCAATCCGCATGACCTTGCGGCCCTTGGTGGTTGAGTCATAGCCGTCGCTGGTGCCAATGATGCGCACGCCCCAAAACTCCAGGTGCTTGACGATGCGCTCAGCTTCCGCGATTTCGCGGCTGAGACGGTCAAGCCCCTCCATGATGAGGATGTCAAAGCTACTGGCCTGCGCCTCGATGAGCAGCGAGCCGCCGCCAGATCGGAGGTGCACGGGCGTGGAGCCGCTGATGCCTTGGTCTGTGTAAGTGGCGGTGATCACCCACCCTTCACGCGTGGCGCGCTCTTGAGCGGCTCGCAGTTGATCGTCAATGCTGTTCTCTGACTGCTTGTCAGTGCTGTATCGGGCGTAGAGGGCGCAGCGCATGGGGTGGTCGGTCAGGTGTGGGGCTGCCCCGCAGCTTATGGCGGGGCAGGGTGTTGATCAAGCGGCAGGGTCGGTGGCCTGGGTGTCAGTGGATGCGAGCGTGTCGCCGGCCGGCGCTTCCGTCGAAGTGGGTGCCGCGACGGGTGCCGGCGTGATCAGGTCAAGCGCTGGCGGGTTGACCGCGATCACGATGACCTCATGAGCGCCGCCTCCCAGCGCGTTGGTGAAGGCCTTGGCGTAGGGGCTCGCGCCGTTGTAGACATAGGCTTCGTGCCCCTTGTCGTTCTTCAGCAGCGAGATGGGGCCCAATTGGCCGCACTCGCGCATGCCGGCGATCTCTGCGCCATTGGCAGCAAGGGTGAAGACTGGGTTTTCTTGTGTGAGGGTTGCTTTCATGGTGTTTCCATTCGGTTGGTTGGGTTGATTTGGGTGTCTGGTGGGTATTACCGGTTAGATCCTCATGGGTTCCGTGGTGGCGCAGCTGGTCGAGGGTTCGGGTAGGGGCGCGGCTGATAGCCGCCCAAGGCGCGCGTCTCGTGGCCCATGTGCTTGCGCTTGACCACGGTGATCGTCATGCCGCCATCCAGCACGCCGACGGGCATGGCCCCGCCTTGCAGCCATGCATCCATGAGGCTTTTGATCTTGTTGGCCTGCTCTGCGCTCAGAATGCGCTCCGTTTGAACCAGCAGCGCGTCGTTTTGGTCCAGCTTGACCGTCTGAATGCCTGCGGCCGTTGCGCCGCTCTTGAACGCCAGCCATGCGGCTTTGATGCGGGTCGTGATGTTCATCGTTGCTCTCCGCATAGTTCGCACTTGCTCATCTTTTACCTTTCCGCCAAGCTCTGCCCGGCTCTCGTTGAAGACGCCGCATGCCTGCGGCATCGGTTTGTGATGCTGCTCAGGCAGCTTCCTTCCTGGCCTTGCTCCAGGCTTCATAAGCTGGCCAAAACGTTGATCGGCTGCCTGGTTGCCTCGCTTTGGGCTCGCCGTCATTGCGTAAGACGATGGGGCCGCAGTAGTGGTGGTCTTCGAAGCGCCATGTGCGGCCACGGCTGTCGGTGATGACGTGCTCCGGCCCGGCGAGCGAGATGCTCACCCCCTGGCAGTGAACGCAGCACATCCCTGTCATTGCTGCCCCTGTGCTGCGCGTGCGGTTTCATAGGCTTTGCGGAGATCGGCCCGCACGCAGTGGCCGCGCTTCATGGCTGCCGATGCGATGCGTGCCCTGTCGCTGTGTGCGTGCGATGCCTGAGACACGGTGCCCAGATAGCTATTGATCATCTGCAGGAGGTCGGGGGCTGCTGCGCCCTCGATGCGGCGACAAGCGTTGCTCACCGTGCGTTTTCTGGTCGTGGTGTGCCACGGGTGGATGACGTGGCCGACGAAGTCAACGCCGCGCTCAACGGGCTGCAAGATGGTCTTGCGTGGGTTCACCTGCAGCTTGAGCTGCGTGCTGACAAATGCCTCGATGGCGGCGCGGTGGCTGTTCAGCGTCTTGGGGTCATCGCCCAGCAGGATGAAGTCATCCACATAGCGCACGTAGTGCCGTACCTTGAGCTGGTGCTTGACGAACTGGTCGAGCCGATCCAAGAGCACATTAGCGAAGAACTGCGAACTCAGGTTACCGATGGGCAGGCCCGTGTTGGCAGGCGCGTTCGTCAGGCGCTTGTGCTCGGGCACCAGCTCCAACAGGGAGGTGTCGCCCTTGTATTCGAAGTCCTGGCGCGGGTCGTGATACAGGATGACGTCGGCTAGGTTGAGCCACCACGGGTCACTGATCTTCCTGGCGAGCTGGGCGCGGAGTGTGTCCTTGTCGATGGACACGAAGAAGTTTGCCAAGTCCATCTTGAGGTAGTGCTGTGGCCGCGACCAATTCTGTGTGGCTGACCTGATGTGGTGCTCCAGGCGTCTGGAGCCGAACAAGGTTCCACGGCCAGGGATGCATGCGCACGAGTCGTGAGCGAAGGACTTGATGAAGCGGTCCGCCACCTGGTTGTAAAGCAGGTGATGGACAACGCGATCACGGATCTGGGCTGCCCAGACTTCACGCGGCTTGGGATGCGTGATCACAAAGCAGACAGACCGCCCCGGCGTGTATGTGCCGCTGCGCAGCTCGTGCGCCAGGTCGGCCAGGTTGCGCTCCAGGTTCTGTTCGAACTCTTGAGTGCTGGCCTTGTTGCGCTTGTGCTTGAGGCAGTCCATGCACGCTTGGGCGAGCTGAGGGAACGAAAACGGTGAATCTGCGGACGAGCCGCACGCGGGCCTCAAAGCTCTTGTTGTTGTTGTTCTGGTTGCCATCATCGAAGTTCTGATTCCAGGCGTTGTGGGCACTGCGCTGCGTGTGTTCTCGCTATCTACGTCGGCGAAGCGAAGGCGAGGCCGATCACTTCGCAAACTGCACCGGGCCTGGTCAAGCTGGCTTGCCGGTTCCCGTGGTGTGCCTGTCGGTGCCCTCGTGAGGCAGCGGCGAGACCAGATTCAAGATGCGCACGGGCATGAGGGCCGTAACCGTCATGCTGCAGGCGCCGTTCTCTGCGACGATTTGAGCCACCCTCCGCCCTGCTTGCCGATGCTCTCCAGCAGCTCAACGCACTGCGCCCACAAGTTGGTGGAGATCTGGCGGCTGTTCATGCCGATGCGCAACAGCACCTCCGCCGCGCGCACATGGGTGAGCAGGTGGGTGATGTACTCGGCGCGGTGTGCGCCCTTGGACATGTTGGCCATGGCCATCAAGTCCAAGATCTGCATGCAGTGCCCCAGGATCTTTTCACCCAGGTGGCGTTTGCTTGCCCGTGGCATCTGGGCTTGCACCTTGAATGCCAGTTCAAGCAGCGCGCAGCCTGTCTTGTGGATGGGGAGATCGGTGTGCAGGGCCATGGTGGCTAAAGGACTGAAGGATCAAAGGGTGAATCTGCGGACGAGCCGCACGCGGGCCTCAAAGCTCTTGAAGCCGTAGCCGTCCTGGCTGCCAACACCGAAGTCCTGAATCCAGGCGTAGTGGGCACTGCGCTGCGTGCTGGTCAGGTGCCACACGCTCGCGTCGAAGCGGTCGGCGGCAACCAGGTAGGCCAGGCGGGCTTCGTGGCGAGATGGGATGTACAGGCCGCCCATGCCGTCCACTTCTGCGGCCAGGGCCAGCTTGGCAACCTCGCTGCCGGCTTCGGCCATGGCTTGCGTGTTGGCAAGCCCATCGGTGTTGCTGGTGGCGCCGGTCACATCGGTGCCGTACAGGCCCCATGCATGGTTGCCCAGGTCGGCACCCTCGCCCGTGGGCAGGATCAGACCGTAGTTGCCACCATTGCCGTCGGGCAACAGCCCGAGGAAGACGCCGCGCTGTTCGTCATACACCTGGCCGACTTGGGGCAGGGCGTTGCGCTTGATGCGCAGGCCTTCAGGCAGCGTGGCCATCAGGCCGGGCTGAAGCTGCAGGTGCAGGTGCGCTTCGTTGATGGTGATGTTCATCGTAGGCTCCAAAGGACTGAAGGATTAAGCGTCGAGCTGAATCAAGCGGACGAGCCGCACGCGGGCCTCAAAGCTCTTGCCGTTGTCGTCCTGGATGCCACCATCGAAGTCCTGAAACCAGGCGTAGTGGGCACTGCGCTGCGTGGATGACCAGTACCAGCTGTCAGTGAAGGCCTCTTGTCCAGACGCTTGGAACGCCTCGCTGCTGGACTGGGCAGGGCTGGTGTCGGTGTACGGATAACCGGCCGGCAAGCTGCTGGGGTTGTCGCCGCTGCGCCAGGTGTAGTTCGCCTCGGTGGTGGGCTTGTGGGCGCGGTACAGCAGCTCCAGCACGTCGCGCGCGGGGATCACCCAGTCGCTGTGCCCGTTGATCGTCGTGGCCAGCGCCTGGCGGGCAATCTCGCTGCCGGCTTCAGCCATGGCCACGGTGTTCGCGCGGCTGTCGAAGTAGCTGCGGGCGCCCTCGATGTCGGTTGCGGCCGTGTGCCACGGGCCCGTCATCTCGCCGCCGTCTTTGGGGGAGGTGATGACGCCGAAGACGCTGTCGCCGATGCGAACGCGGCCAGCGAAGTAGCCGCCCTCGGCAGCGATGAATGCATTGATGGTGAATTGCTTGGACATGGCTGTGATGCTTGTGGTGATGGGTTGAAAGGGTCAGACCTTGTTGAAGGCGGGGCGCTCAGCGGGGCCCTTCTCGCCGTTGGAGACGGCCTGGTCGGTCCATTCGAAGTTCGGGCGCTCCATCACCGGGGTGTCGCTGGTGACCTGCAGGCGGGTGACGTCGAACCATTGCTGTTCCTGCAACTTGCCGGTGGTGTCGGCGCCGGGGTTCACCAGGCCTTGGATGCAGCCGTAGAGGTCGAAGGTGATGGATGCCACCACGCCCTTGAAGCCGGTGACGCGGTCCTCCACCTTCATGCCCAGCAGGTTCAGGTGCTTTTTGAGGTTGATCATGTGAGTCTTTCTTGCTGCGCCCAAAGAGAGGTGGGCGCTTCCTCGTGGTGAGGGGGTGCCCTGCCTTCAGTCGGCAGCTTGATCGGCGTCGGTGGGCTGCTCTTCTTCCTCGTCGGCGTCATCGAACATGTCTTCGACGCTGGCTTGTTGAGCCGTGCCCTTGTCGTACTGCTGCGCGGCCAGGGCCTGCACATCGATGCCATAGGCCGTGGCCATCTCAATGAAGCGGTCGGCGTAGGCGTCTTGTGATGCGTAGCCCCACGGCGCGGTTTCGAGTCCGATGTAGACGAAGATGCGTGCGCAGTCGTCCAGGCTGAGGGTCTGCAACTTGTGCTCCATGATCCAGTCGCCGCGGTCGCTTTCGTCGGGCTGTTCTTGGGGTGGCAGAGCTTCAATCTCGGCATCCCAACCGAAGTGCTGCATCAGGTCATCATCGATTTCCGGGTTGTTCTCCAGCGCGGTGCCCAAGATCCATCGCGCCTCTTCTCCGGTGCGCTCAGCCTTGAGCGCAGCAGTGCGGATCAATCTGCGCAAGGCATGGCTGTAGTCGGTCGCATAGCGATGACCCGGGGTGGCGTACGTGCGTTGGAAGTGCGATGGCGTGACCTTGTGATAGAGCGGGCTGCGGGGTGCGGCGGCGCCGTCTTCGTCGGCCTGGCTGCCGTCGTCATCACTTGCTGTGCCAGACTGCTGCGTCATCCAGTTCTGCAGCGTGAGCAAGTCGGCGTCGGCCAGCAGTTGCCGGTGCGTGCCGTCTTCTTTGATCAGCAGCACAGGCATGGGCGGCGTCTCGCCGGCATCGGCCATCTTCTGCAGGCCTTCGGCGATGGTGAGCGTGTTGTCTGGCTCGTCCAGCAGCTCTTCGGAGATCTCGGTGTGGCGGTGATAGATGTTGTGCCACGGGTTCACTGATTTGGCATCCTGACCTTGCAGCACGGTGCCGCCTTTGGCGCGGTGCGCGGTGGCGATCACGATCACATGGGCGTCAACCTTCTTGCGGTAGCAGGCGGTATCCAGGCACGTGTTCTCGTCCAGTTCGCCGCTCAAGCCTTCGTCGTTGCCGGCGCGGTGCGCGCAGTCGCCGCACGAGACGCGGCCATCCAGCCCTTCGGCCTCGATGTCAAAGGGAGCGTTCTCCAGCTTGATCATGAGCTGCTGCCCAATCGCGGCCTTGGCATCGCGGTAGGGCAGCTTTTGCAGCTGGCCGTCTACCGTCTTCGTTGCCAGCGTCAGGGCCTTGTCCTGCAGGGGCTGAGGCACAGAGGCCAGCAGCACGGCCACCTCCCGGTCAATCAGGCCTTGTGCTGCCGCATCACGCGCCTTGCCTGCCAGCTTGGTCAGGCTGATCGTGGCGTACACATGGCTCTTCTTCTTGCCCGTTTCCTTGGTGATCTGCTCCACCGGCACACCGGCCAGGCGCAGTTCGCGCAAGCCCTCGGCCTCTTCGATCACGTTAACGTCTTCGCGCTGGATGTTTTCAATGAGTTGGATCACGCGGATCAGTTCATCCGTCAGGCCGTCATCAATCAGGGCCGGCACGAACTCCAGGCCGGCAAGCTGCGCGGCACGGAAGCGGCGAGCGCCGAACACCAGTTCATACTTGCCGGTGAGGTCGCCTTGGTCTGAGGTCAAGTGCCGCACCTTCACCGGCTGCTGAATGCCCACATGCTTGATGCTGTCGGCCAACTCCTGCAGGAATGCGGGTGAGAAGGTCTTGCGGTAGTTGAATGGCGATTCAACGATGGTGCTGATGTGCAGTTGCTCAAAGTTCATGGGTTGCTCCTGGTGGGGTCAGGCGACGCGCCAGACGCCGCAGTGGGTGGGTGACACGGTGCGCACGGCGAACTTGGCTGCGGCGGGGGTGCCGGCGTTGTCGCGCGTGAACTTGCTGGCTGCCTTGGCCACGGCCGCGCGGTACTTGATGTCCAGCTCCACGCTGGCCCCGACGCGGTCGAGCTTCTTCAGCAGCTCGTCGTACTTGTTCGCGCCCTTCTTGGACACGTGCATGGGCGGCATAGGCTTGTCATAGATGACGGCCACGCTAGTGGGGTCAACGACCGGCAGGCGTTCGCGTGATGCCGGCTTGCGCTTGGCCTTCGGCTTGCTGGCCTGGACCATGGCCGCAGCCAGGTTGGGGCCTGCCTTGAAGAGCGTTTGCCCTGCGGTATCCAGAGCCTTGACGATCACGTGGTGGCTCAGCGGCGTTGCCAGCGAGCCTTCCACGTTGCGAGGGCTCGCCACATCGAACTTGCGGGCGATGTCCGACCGCGTCAGTTCCTCGTCTGGGTTCTGCAAGAAGAAGTTGCAGATGCGCTCGGCCAAGCTGCCCGGTGTCGGGTGGTACATGCTCAGTCCTTGAAGATGTGTTCGGTCTGAAGCTGGCGAGCGAAGTCCAGCTCCTCATAGCGAGCCAGGAACGCGAGGCTCCATTCCTCGGCCGTGAACTCGTTTGCGGCGGGATAGCGCACCCAATCGATGGCGGGGTGCGTGATCTGGCACGGCCACACGTCGCCTGCGGGCATGAGCTGTTCGCGCTCACAGGTCAGGGCGTGCAGGTCGGCGTCCTTGATCACCAGGCGGCTGGTGGTGAACGCCGTGATCAGCCGGAAGTGCCGCAGCACATGCCGCTGGATGCGTTCTTCCAGGACGGCCCACACGGGCCCCAGCTCTTCCTTCAGCGGTGACGACACGTCGCCGGTCAGGCACTCGTGTGCGTCGTGCATCAGGCCGGCCAGCAGCACGAAGGGGCTTCGCACCTGGAAGTGGCGCTCCATGATTTCGCACACCATCAAGCTGTGCTCAGCAACGGAGATGGGGCGTGAGGCGTGGCCGGTGAACCGGTTGATCTGGCTCAGGGAGTGAGCCACTTGCTCAATGCCAAGCGGGGAGAGGTCAACGAATCGCAGGCTCACGGCCTGGCCGTTGGAGATGGTGATCACGCTCATGCGTGGGCTCCAGGCAGTGCGACGACGGCATGACGCGTCATCGCGTTCAGGGCTTCGTCGGCGCACGTGTAGGTGCCGCGAAGGGTGAAGTGGATGACGCCGGCCGCGTCGCGTGCGGGCAGTCGGCGCAGATCTGCATCCAGCTCGCGCGACAACTTGCCCATGTCCACCACCAGGCGCTCAGACCCGCGCCGCACTGCGCGCAACTGGCGGGCAGGCACGTCGTACTGGCTGACCTGGAACAAGCTCAGGGTGCTGCGGTCGCGGAAGACCACGCACATCGGGTCTTCATCGGCGATGACGATCCCCTTGCAGGGGAGATCGGGCATTTGTGCTGCCGGCATCACTCGTCCCCTGCAGCGCGGTTGCGCGTGGGTGAGCCCAGAGGCAGGATGTCGCTCACATCCAGCGCAAACAGCGTCGCCACATCGTGGTCATCGCGTGCGTGGAAGCCTTTCGCGTAAACGGCAACCTGGTCGCCGCGCTTCATCACCACCAGCTTGGCTTGCGCGGCCATGTGGACGTTCGGGTCAGTCCCCAGAGGCTTGCGAACCAGGAAGGGCAGACCCTTCTCCGGCGCGATCTTCAGCACCAGCATCGCGCTGGGCTGAATGCCGGCCTGGTACAGCACAGCGGCGTTCTCTTGCAGCGTGCCGGTGATGCGCACGCCGTTGTCAGGGTGTGGGGCGGGCGCTTGCATCACGCGGCCTCCAGAGCGGCCAGGCGCGCGGACAGCTTTGCCACATAAACGCGGATCGCTGCCACGCGGCGCGGCGCGGTGATGGCGTCAGCCTGGATGGCGTCCGCATCGGCCAGGGCCTCGCGGATGCGAAAGCGCAGATAGGCCTTGATGGCGCGTGCGCGCAACTTTCCAAACATCTGGATCATTGGGGGCTCCTGGCAATGCAGATCAGGCTGCAGTAACGGTGGCCGGGGTAAGCCGCATCCACGAGGCCTTGCGCCTCTTGGCTGGACCCGCAGACGATCAGGTCGCGGTGGCGCTGGCCTTCTGCGCAGATCACCGTAGCGATCACGCGCAGTGGCCTTGCGGCCTGCGTGGGGTTGGATTGCTCCATCACGGCTGCACCTCGCTATGGGTCTTGGGGCCTTGCTCGCCTTTGGCTGCTGCCATGGCTGCGCGCTCTTCTCGGATGGCGTCTTGCACGGCCATGCGGATGAGCGTTGCCAGACCACGGCTGCGCGCTGCTTGCGAGTTGGTGGGGGCGGACTGCGGCTGCGAGCGGGTCATTGGCTGCTCCATTCGCCGCTGTTGATCTCGGCAACAAGCGCGCGCAGGCCCATGCCCCAAGTGCGGCGGATCTCATCCAGGCCACCCAGCAGCCGCACGCGCTGCACAAGCGACAGCGGCACCGAAGGCCTCAAGAGTTGGATCAGGGGTGGAATGCGGCGACGAGTTTCGAACTCGGAGCGGCGGCTGCCGTCGCAGCGGTGCGTGGTGAAGCCGCCGTCGCTCATGGCTGCAATGCGGCGCAGGCCGGGGGTGTAGCGGTGTGCGCGATGTGCGACCAGGGCGATGTGCACATCAACGGCGTTGATGTAGCGGTCCGCCTGGGAATATGGTGGGCGGACGCATTCCGATAGCATTGAGGCTCTCACCCCATCAACACAATCGAAAGGACCGCCCATGGAAACCGATGAAGCAACTGAGAAAAGAGGGTGGGTGCCGCGCGAAAGTACGCCACCTGCGCCTCCGCCAACACCAAAGGATTGATCGTGACGAACGCAGCCCAGCCCCACCAAAGAACCCTCGGTCAAGCCGTCTCGGATGTGCGTTTCGCCGTCCACTACGCGGCACGCAATGAGCGCTGGTGGCGCAGGGTTGACACGCTGCTCAGCCTGACCGGTGCCATCGCTGGCAGTGCCGCATTCGGCTCCCTGTTCGCTGCCGATGCAGCATGGGGACCCTGGGCCTCTGGTGTGGTCGCGGTGGCCAGCTGCGTGGCACTCGTCACCAAACCCATGGACAAGGCCATTGAGTTTCGGGACTACAAGCGCAAGTTCGCCGAGCTTGACGCTGTGGCCTGGAGCATGAGCCTTCCAGACCTCGATGCCCGGCTGCGCACCTTGCGCCAAGAGCCGCTTAGCGGGTTCGACAGCCTGGAGCCCACAGCCTGGAACGACATGGTCATGGCCGATGGCCACACTGACCGTGTCCGCAAGCTGACGCTCATGCAGTGGCTGATGGCCTGCATGGCGTGAATCGTGGTCGGCCATGGTCAGAATTCCTTGTGAAAGAAGATCCGATTCGGGCTGATCAGCCAGTGATAGCCAGCAACGCCGACGAGAGAGCCGGCCAGGTCGTAAGCGAAGTCCTGCCACGATCCGCATTTGCCTGGATGTTTGCTGTCGTGCAGCTCAATCCCGGCGCCGACGGCTGCGCTGGCGAGAAAGCCGGCCAGCTTGTTACCTGTTGCGGCAGCGCCTGCGCCTGCCATGGCCACCGATCCGGCGAAGTGCTTCTGCTTGTCGGCCCGAAAGACGAGGTCGTCAGGGCAGGAGGCGTGTGCGGGCGGTGTGCCAAACATCAGCACCAGCGACAGGAATCCGCAGACCACGAGTGCGGCCAGCGCGTCCCAGAGCCATTGCAGGCGTGGTGATGGCTTGTGCTCTTCGGGTGTCGATTCCGGGCGCCTGGATTGCCCTGGTCGTGCGTGTGCGGTACCTTTGGCGTTGGCTTTCATCTGCGGCCTTTCGTGAAGAAGTGCACGCAGATTACCGAACAGTAATCCTTTTGGCAATACCAAACGGTAATTTTGTTGCGCAATCGCATGCGCCAATCCGCCCCCTGCCGCAGCGCTTAGGGGCTGATCAAGCCTTACAGTTCAGTAACCAGTGGCGCAGGTGAGATGCGTCATACGCAACACACGGAGGAAGCGGCTATGGGGTTCAGGATGCGCAAGACCATCAAGGTGGCGCCCGGCGTTCGATTGAACTTGTCCAAGACGGGCGCCAGTTGGTCAGTCGGTCGCAAGGGGGCGACGGTGAACCTCAAGAATGGCCGTGCCAGGGTCAGTGTTGGATTGCCCGGCACGGGCTTGGGTTACACCACGACATTGGGCGGCGCGAAGGTGAGCACGGCGCCCCGCGAGCTGGTGGCGGACGTCACGCCGACTGGAGCGGTTGCCAGGGCCTGGTTGGCCCTCAAAGTGACGCTGAAAGCGTTAATTGGGTGCGCGTTGGTGACAACTTTTATTGGGGTTGCGGCCAACCCATTCCATAGCGCCAGCGGCGGTCTGCAGTCGCTGTGGTTTCTGTTCTCGCTAATGGCGGCATCCGCTATTACGGTGGCTGGGCTTCAGGCTCGCAGGTATGGCCAATTGCGCAAATTCAATTCGTGGCAGTGCACATCGTGCGGTCATGCTGGAAAACCCATGCATGCGCCACGCAAGTGGATTGCATGGGAGTGGGCGGCATGGTCATTTGGCATCTACCCTGGCGCAGGGCTGACGTTTTACAGGACGTTCACCGGCAAACTGCATTGCCCAGAGTGCAATGCAGTTGCCATGATGCCTGTAGCGGCAACGGAAGATCTGCCTAACGCAAATTAGGAGTCAGACCAGCGGGCCGGAGAATTCACTCCCTAGCGCCTGCTGAACGTACCGATGCATATCAGCTTGACGGTCCGCATGGAATATTTCAAAGCCATGCGCGTGCAGCATGTCTAGATGCCCATCTGCCAGGTCTGCGAACTCGTTCGGCACCTGTACGACAGCCAGCTTTAGCGTGTCTGGCCCCCATGACTTGGACGCAAGTTGTGCTGCCATGCTCTTGACACAGGCCTCATTGATCTTGGCATGGGCGCCTTGGGCGCTAACTCGATAATCTAACGTCTGAGTTAACCGGTATATGCCGTTCTTGAAAACGAAGTCTGCCTTTAAATCTGGATAGTCCGGGACCGGTACGTTTGGAACTATTAAATGTTCACTTAGGTCGTCGATAGACTTGCCCAATACTTTTAGGCTCTTGAATCTCTGTCTTAATTCGCTGGCAAGTCGCGCTTTTCTCTCTCTTTTATGAGATTGGATGGCCTCGCCTGCAGGCGTTATGTATGTGCGCCGAATATTTGATATTTCCGCGTCTAGCTGAGCTGCGTTCTCGGCCAAGAACATTCCTGGTTCGCCGCGCTTGCAATATCCAAGATGCGCCAGAGTATTTATATGTTCGGCTGTTGACCGATCCATGCGTAATACCCGCTCAAGAGTGTGGCGCCAGTCGGCCAACCTAGATGCGTTCCAAGTAGCGTCAATGACGCGCAGCTTACCGAGCGGCGCCATGATGTGGATCGTCGCTTCCCCGGACGGCGCGAACACAACGGCGCCAACGTTAAGCAGCTCGCCCCGCATGGGGTTGGGGGCTAGTCGGAGTACGACGAATTCGTATGTCGAATTCATTTCCAAGCTCCGTTAGAAAGAAAGTCCATAACGGCGGTGAGGTGACGCTGCCAGTTCTCGTCCCACCACGCGCAAAGCGCTGGGGCATCAGTCGTCACCTTCCATTCGACGGGCAGCGGCTCCAGCAGGTTGTGCAGCCAGTCTTGCGAAAGACCGCGAAGTGTATTGCAAACACTTTGCGCGATTGTGAGGTCCAAAGCAATCCCTAGAGCGGGCCAAATAGACAGTGCAAGCGCCGTGTTCTCGTTCTGCATGGCCTGGGCCTGCATGGGTGGCGTCATCGTCGGCCATCCGCGTGAAAAGTCCATGGCGCGAACAAGGTGCCCGGTAGTGGTCTGCTGGTACAGCCAGTTGTGCCAGTGCCGGTCGTAGTTGCCGATAGCTAGATCAATCACCAGCACGGCCGTAAGGGCTTGCTGGTTGACGCACCCCTTAAAAAAAGAAGCAAAGCCAGCGAAGTCATCAATCTCAAGCAGCGCGTGTTCAAAGCGGGAGCCGAAGACGGGCTTGCCTTTGAAGGAGACGACTGTGGGTGCGCAATGCGGAATGCCACACGCGTTACAGAGAGAGGCGCCAACGAACTCAGCAATGCAGACATCGTGCGATGTCTTCATCAGATAGCGTTCGCCGAACGCGGTGTATCCGATGCCTGCGTTGTCGAGGCCGCCAAGTGCGGGCTGGAAGCGTGTGATGACGGGTCCGTCGAAGTCAAGCTGGATCAAAGCTATCCCTTGGTTTTCTTTGGGCTGGACGTGATCAGTACCTTTATCGACTCCCGAATGTGCTCAGGGATGTCGCGCTCAGCAACGGCGGCGGTGATGAGGCTCACCAGATCGTCACGGTCGATCCGCCGGCCAGCGATAGCCGCGTGAAGTTCAGCAAGTGGGGCGGTTGCGGCATGCGCGTTGCTGACGGCGGATGGCTCAACCTGCCAGGAGGAGCGATCCAGCCCGGTGCCCATCGGGAACATGAACCAGTTGCGGTGCAGGCCGATTTGGTCGGTGAGGGTCTTGGCTTTTTTGTCACCGAAAGAGCGGGGCCCGTCGTCCTTTTGGAGTGCTGACAGCTCTCCTTGGTTGGCAGGCTTCCCCGTCCTGGCCTGGATGTGATGAAGCAGCGCGGCGTCCTTTCCCCCGAAAGCTACTTCGATCAGCTCACGGAGGCGCGCGCGCCGATGCTTGGTCTCGTTGTCATCCATGTAATGATTTTTTATTACTGTCGGGTAAATCACCAAACGGCATTGACTGAGCATTACTGCACAGTAATAATCGCTGCATGAAAGTTCTGACGGCATACCTGAACGACCTCGCTGTGGTAGATCAGCAGGCCTTCGCACAGCGCTGCGGCACTAGCCTTGGCTACCTGCGAAAGGCGGTGTCTGCTGGTCAGAAGCTGGGCGAGTCCCTGTGCATCAGCATCGACCGCGAGAGCGGTGGTGCGGTGCCATGCGAGGCACTGAGGCCAGATGTTGACTGGGCGTACCTGAGGACAGGTGGCGCCCCATATGTGCGCCCGCCTGAAATCTCTCGGGCGACATCTTGCGGCCCTCCGTGACGGAGTGAGGCCGCGTCGCGGCGTTGACCTTCTTTTCCCCCTCGCGCAATTGAGTCCAGGCCGTGTCCACGGCCATGAGCCGGGCGTCCTGCCTCCCTGATCGCTTGTTTTGCGGCCTGGATGTGCGCGAGGTGGGCTTTCTTTTGCCTTCCGGCACCCATGACAGGAGACGTGCCCATGCACACAAAGACTCCATACACAGGCGACATGCAAGCGCTGGTTGACTGCGCGCCACCTACTGCGGTTCCGCTTCGGGTGGTGCTGTCAGGCGTCGTTTCGCACCTGACGGTGGTCCGCATCCCGGTTGGCGAGCGGGTCAAGCCGATGCGGGTCAGTGGACTGTTTAGCGAAGGTGCTGCGCCTTCGGTTTTGCCTCGATGCATTGCGGTGCAGAAGGAATCGTGATGAGCACAAGATTGCCGCGCCAGGTGCGCAAAGTCGATGACGTTGAAGGCCCGGCCGTCGTCATCCCCCAAATTCAGGACGTGGACGATGCGGCCTACACGCTGGCTCATTCGTTCCCGGGTGGTGTGCCCGCGCTGGCGCAGCGCATGGGCATGCCGCACAACACGCTGCAGGCCAAGGTCAATCTGAACCTCACTAC